GGGAAAAACGTTCGCGTTACTACTCGAACCAACCCATTATATTAACGTCCGGGGGTTCGGAGCGGTGACGTTCAGAAGGACCATTCCGCAAATTACCGGGGAAGGCGGACTATGGGACACGTCTTTTTATTTGTATCCTTCTCTCGGCGGCCGCCCCATAAATCAACCCTTAAAATGGACCTTTCCGGACAAAGTAAAATTTGAATTTCATCACCTTCAGCACGAGAAAACGGTCTATAATTGGGACGGTACGCAGATTCCCTTGCTTATGTTCGACGAATTACAACATTTTGAGGAAAAACAGTTTTTTTATATGTTAACGCGAAATCGGTCAACCTGTGGCGTTAGGCCGTACTGTAGGGCCACATGTAACCCGGACCCCGACAGTTTTCTCTGTCAGTTTTTAATTTCCGCTGGGTTTGTCAACGAAAAGACAGGGTTTCCTGAAAAAGGGATGTCCGGAAAACTGCGCTATTTTGTGAAATACGATAATCAAATGTATTGGGCGGACAATAAAAAAGAACTGCTCGAAAAATTCAATGACAAAATCCAGCCGAAAAGTTTTACATTTATCCCGGGAAATTTGAAGGACAATAAAATATTAACAGACATCGACCCTGGTTACGAGTCGAATTTATTGGCGCAACCGCAGTACGAACAGGACCGTCTCTTAAAGGGAAACTGGTTTGCCCGGCCTAACGCCGGGGATCTTTTTAAGCGGCATTACTGGAAATTTATCGAAGAAAAAAACGTTCCTTATTTGACGCGACGGGTTAGGGCCTGGGACCGGGCGGCAACCGTGCCAAGCGAAACAAACCCGGACCCGGACTGGACGGCAGGCGTAAAAGTGTCAATCGATCAATTGGGGAATTATTACGTTATGGATGTGCAAAGAGAACGAGTTGAACCGGGGGACGTGGAAGCGCTCATCTATAATACGATTGAAATGGATGGAATGGAAACGGAACCCTGGATTGAGCAGGACCCCGGGCAGGCCGGAAAGTTCGAACGTGCGCACTACGAACGGCAGTTTTCAAACAAACCGATCAATTTCTACGAAAAAGGCGGAAAAAATAAATTAACGATGTGGAAGCCGTTTGCGTCTGTCGTCAAGGCCGGGAGGGTGTTTTTGGTTGTCGGAGATTGGAATGAAATGTTTATCCGGGAACTTGAGGCTGTGACGGACGGCAGTCAAAAAGGGCATGACGACCAGGCGGACGCGGCGGCTGTGGCGTATGCTGTGATATCCGAACAGGAGTTTTCTTCCGCCATGTCCGGTGGCCTGTTATTATAAAATAATTTTTGGGGGCTGTATGCAGATAGTGACAGTTTGTTTTGATTATCCGGACCGCCCGGAGTTCGGGATTTTGCTCGATGTTTTCAGACATTCAGTCAACCGTTTGATGCCAAATGTCGAGTTTATAGAGATTCGCCCGGAACCTCCGAAAATGGAGACGCACAGGGTTCCGGGATTTTTGGACAATACTTTTAAATTGGCGCAATGGGTCAAACACCTGGATAACACTAAAGACAACGTGATTTTTATCGACTGCGATATGTTGGCTCTGAGGTCCGCTGAACACGCTTTTAAAAATAATGATTTTGATATCGCTTTTACGGGTTGCCCGGCACACTACAAAGTTCCGCTGAACGGCGGCGTATTGATGGCCCGCCCGACGGACAGGGCAAGAGAATTTTTACACGCGATGAAAGCCGTCAATGACCACATGTTTTACGACCCGGAATTTCATGAGAAATGGAGAAAAAAATATGCGGGGATGAATCAGTCCGCGTTCGGATACTGTTATGAAAAATTACAAAAAGACGTGAAGATCCTGAAATTAACGACACGGGAATGGAACGCGATTGACTGCGATTTGAAAACAATAGATAATAAAACGGTGTTTTTGCACATCCGGCAAAATTTAAGAAATAATTTGTTAGCCAACAAACCCCCTTTTGGGGTCGGTAAAAAAGCAATGCAATTATGGTATGCGGAAAGGGAGCGAATGTTTCCCGGAACTGCTCCGGAGAAACAAGAAAGGCTGCCGGAGCAGCCGAGAGTAAGGGGGCTTAAGAAAAAGGTGACAAGGAAAATAACAATTCCCAGCATGGGCGGCGGGCGGTTAGGGCCCAGGCTGAAAAAATGGGCGGAAGAGGCGCAAAGAGACACGGCGATTGTTGAGCTCGGAACGTGGCTCGGAGCAGGAACGGAGCATCTTGCACAGGGCGGCCTTCCTGTGCATACTTATGATATTTTTGAGATTCGAGGGAACGAAGTCGCTAAAGCGCGTCCTTACGGGTTTACGTTCGTCGAGGGGGAAGATTCTCTCCCCTTTGTACAAAAAGCGCTTAAACGTTTTGACAATATCACCTACCACAAAGGGGAGATTGAAAAAGCGCGCTGGAAAGGGGGGAAAATTTCTGTTTACGTTGACGATGCTTGCAAATACGAACCGGCGTTTATTGCGGCGCTGAAAATATTTTCTCCGTCCTGGATACCTGGGGAAACCGTCTGTGTTTTTATGGATTTCTGGTGGCATTTATCAAGACCGAAGGACAAAAAAGCGAAATTCCAGAAGAACTTTATTATGAAAAATAGCGCCTGTTTTGATTTTATCATGGACGATCAGCGTTTGGGAGTAGCGGCGTTCCGATATAAGGGAGGGCTTAATCTATGAGAATATTAACCGTCTTTTTTGACAGAACAGGGGCTTATACACGTCTTTTGACTGTTTTTTACAAAAGTTTGAAAAAACATATGCCTGGCGCTTCCCTGGCAGTCCTCCGCGTTCCTGCGCCTGAAAATTCTAACACCTTTCTTGACACGTTTTACGGGTTTATTCCGGCCATTGAAGAGGCCATGAAGACAAAAGAATTGATCTGCGTTGCGGACGCTGATTTGATGGTAACGGGGGATTTTTCCGAAATAGAAAACGAATCTTTTGACCTTGCTGTTACGGTAAGAAACGGGCAATTCCGGTATAACACAGGCGTCTGGTTTTATCGACCGTCGGAAAAAGGGCGGAGGTTTCTTGAGCTTTGGAAAGAAAATACTATAAAAGTTTTTAATAACTTTTCAATGGCTGTCATAATGGAGTACGGAGGCATCGATCAACAGTCTCTTTATGAGACCATCGAACAGTATAAAAAAATCGATTCTTCTTTTAAAATAAAATTTCTTCCTTGCCGGGAATGGAATTGCGAACAAACAGAATGGAAAAACAGGGACGAAAAGACAAAAATTATCCACATTAAATCCGGGCTGCGGCCGGTCTGTTTGGGACAAAAAGAATTGCAGGAAAAACACAGGTATCTCAAAGACATTGTAAAGGAGTGGCAAGACTATGATAATTCCTAGGAGCTGTATCCCCTGGATAAAAAAGCAGCGGACACAATATAAAAAGGATGTCGTAAAAGAATTTATTGCGGACATAGAAAACGATCTTAAGCAGATAAAGCCTTTTCTTCCTGCTGAAGCCCTGGACATTTTAGACATAGGCTGCGGTGTCGGAGGAATTGACGTTTTACTGGCGCGGCACTATCCCGGGGCGTGTCTTGATCTTTTGGACAGCAATATTGAAACGCCGCTTTTTTACGGATATAAAAAAGAAGCGGCTTGTTATAATTCTTTTGAGGCAACGGCGGATTTAATGGAAAGCAACGGGATTTTTCTGTTTAATCTGATTGATAAAAATACAGGAGTTCCGGAAAAAGAATACGACATTGTTATTTCCCTGCTTTCCATGGGGTACCACTATCCAATCGACACCTATGAATTTAAAACAAAATGTTTTATTGCGGATGTTCGGGAGGACACGGACGGGCTTGAAAAATTATTGAACACATATCCTGTGGTCAACATTATCGCGGAACAAAACAAATCGCAAAGGGTTGTTTGTTACGCATGAATTTTTACGCTGTCTTTTTTAATCATCCTGGGGAAAACCGGTTTTTCAAAATGCGCTGCGCGCTTGAGACCTCAATAAAAAAGAATGTGCCTGAGTCAAAATTGTTTGTAAGGAAGATTGACCCCCCCCGGAACAAAAACAAGTTATGGGACAACGTGACTAAATTCAAATCGTGGATCGAGATCGAAGACAACGAACCGTATGTTTTACTCGATTGTGATGTGATGGTTCGGGACGATATTTCCGAAGTTTTTAAAGAAGATTTTGATATCGGATTAACGACGAGAACAAACCGTCCGGACAGAATAAACGGGGGCGTCGTCTTTGTCAAACCGTCTGAAAAGACAAGACGATTTTTTAAGGATTGGTTTGAAGCTGTTTTGTTCTTAATGAAAAACAGGGAAATTTACAGACCTTTAAAAAACAAGTATTTGGGGATCTGTCAACCGGCCTTTTTTTATCTGCTTGAAAACAACAAACTTGAATACTTGAAAATAAAATATTTTCCTTGCGCTGTTTACAACGCGTGTGAAGACGATTGGAAAAACGAAATAAAACCGGAAGTAAAACTGCTTCATTTAAAAACAAAAGCATTGCAGGACGAACTTTTTAAAACAAAGTGTCTGCTTTACCCTCACATAAAAGCAGAGTTTGCTCAATATTTGTAATAAGGGAAAACAGGCTAAAATTACGTAAAGCTATATAGCATAAAGAATAACGTCATTAAAGCAAACGTTTGCTTTTAGCGTCTAAAATTCTCAGACGTGTTTACATACAACGCTGTAGTATAAAATCAAAAAGCAAACGTTTGCTAAAAATACGTAACTCTATATAGTATAATGAATTACGTTAAATCGCTTCAAAATAGGGCGAAAAGGTGCGAAAATCGTAAACGTCTTTTTGCTAAATCGTTATATTGTAAAGAATTACGTTTTAGTGTGTTCAAGGGTTCCCGGGTGGGTATAATAATTAGTTCTTTTACTCTTTACATAAATTTAAAATAGATGTAGAATGCAAATAACAAGGCGGTTACGGTGGGTTTTTTTGAAAGAAAAATACAGGCTGCGGTCTCTAAAGCGCTATTAAAAAGCATTCAAGCCACTGAAGGACAAAAAGCGGAAATCGCGCTGACCTCTCTTATGGAAGAGGCCCGGACATCCAGAACCATACCGGGACTGATCAATCAATATAAAACATATGATGGACAAGTCACAGAAACGTATAAAAAATATAACGGCGAACAGGACTACGGATGTCAGCAGACAAGGGCCGTTATAGATATCCGATCAGCGTTTATTGCGGGGGAAGGGTTGTCGATATCCGTTGACAATAAGCTCAAAGCGCATAAAGATTTTTTTAACCGGTTCCTTGACGACAATAAATTAAAGGGCAGCCTATTTTTTAGAATCGTTAAAGGAACGGAATTCACGGGAAAAGCCCTCCTAAAAATTGATAAAGGAAAATTAGGCGCTAACAGGGACGAAAATGATATTCCTTCTCCCCGCATTTTATATTTTCCGTACAAGCAGTATAAATACAGCGTGGATGTCACAAACAATATTGACGGGTATTCCGTCTCAAACATCAAGTATAAAAACAACGGGGAAGATTCGGAAATAAAAGGAGACCTGATCTATATAAAAACTGGCGGCGATGATTGCGACATGAATAAAACAACAACAAAAACCGGACTTGTTTTGACAGACATTGAAAATTACGACCGGGCAATGAAAGATATCCGGGCGAACAATTACTATCATGGAAAACTAACCCCTCATTTTACGACAAAATCAAAAAACGAAACGGACGCTCTGGCGCATGCCATAAAAACAGGGGCATGGAAAATCGGAAATGTGTCAATCGGGACACATGACATGAAAATCGTTTCTCCTGATTCAGGAGCCCTTGAATGCTTTAAAATAGAGCTTTCGACGGCAATAAAAACAATTTCTGCTGTTACGGGCGTTCTTGTGCATTGGTTGGGTTGGGTCGACCTTATGTCGAACAGATCGACAGCGGAAACTCTTTATGATTTTGTTAATACCCATACGATCACGGAAAGAACGATTTTGGCAGAGGCCTTTAAAGAATTGTTAATAAAAGTCCAGGAAAAATATATCAATGACGGTGGGAAAATGATCGCGACCGTCCTTTATGATTTTGATGTGTCTATTCCTATACTGGATTTCAGTCGTTTTCTGGACATGATTCGCGGGCTTTCCATGGCGTTGAGTGATGGAATCATAACGGAAAAAGAGTACAGAACGTATATCCCGGGGCTGTCCCCGATACAGGAAGACGAAGAAAAGGAGAATAAAGACGATGAAACAGCCGAAAAATACCGAAGAGCCCTTGACGACGCAAAAAGAGAACTTGCCGAAGGAACCGGAGCAGAAAAAACGCCGGGTGGTAATGGTAACTGACCTTGTGCAGTCCGGAAAACTTGAGGAAAGTAAACTAAAATGAACAAGGTTCCTTTAAAAGTCGGTAACCAAAAAGGGGAGAGGGTTTTTATTTTCACGGAAAATCTTCCTGAAGACATGGTCCATGTAACGTCAAAAAAATACGTCTTTTTGAAGGAAAAACTTTTTTGTAAAGACAATAGAATTGATATTGTTATTCCCCGAAAAGGGTACGCAGCGTTTAAAACAAAAATTACGAAATATTTTGAAACTTGTTTTCTGATAGAGTTGTCAAAAGAGACGAAAACAGGGGGGAAAAATGCAAATATTGATACAAGCGACGGCCTACCCATTGACAGAGGAATTGAAAAGAAGAATTCCGAAGGATCTGAAAGGGGGGACGGTTCAGGCTTATATATTGGCGCAGGAAGGGGAGAGCCGGCCGCGCGTCCTAAACGGAGAAAACAAGCCGATAATCTGGACAAAGAAGGTCCTGACCCGGCTGCATGAAAAACTAAAAAAGGGTTTGAAATTCTTTTTGGGGCACAATGAAGACAGCGGCCATGAAAACAGAAAACCTGTCGGGGAATTGATCGACGCGTTTATTGATAACGTAAACGGGAAATTGTCGAATATTATTTTAGGGCATTTCCCCGATCCGGAGGTCGTAAAAGATGCGGATATGAATTCTGTTGAGGCCAACATCTATACTGTTAATTCCGGAGATTATGAAACGGCGGAAGACGTTAAAGAAGTGACCGGAATCGCGGTCGGTTCGTCAAAAGAAAATTCCCCGGCATTTCCGGGGGCTTTGCGTTTGGCGTCAATTCAATGTTTTGAAGGAACGGGCGGGAAGCTCGTTGAAGATAAAAAAGAAAGGTCCGGGGAGGGCAAAACGATGACTTATGATGATGTCAAAAACATATCTCTTGCATGGATCAAACAAATGATCGAAGAAAGGCAGATCCATCCTAATCAGATTCACGATGAAAAAGCCTTGCGGGATGACCGTGTTTTTGGGAAAATTTTTGAAGAGCGGGAAGCCCTTCAGAAACAATTAGAAACCTTAAAAACCGAAAAAGAAACCGCTGTAAAAGAAAAAGAGACGATCGAAAAAGAAACCGCGTCGATTACAGCGAAAGAAAAGCTGAAAACACTTATACCTGAAGGGGCAACAAAACTGACAAAAGATTTTATCTTGAAAAATTTTGACCCCTCAAAAATGACCGATCTGTCGGAAACGGGATTGAAAGGATATCTTGAACAGGCTCAGAAAGACTTTCAGGAAACGGCAAAAATGTTCAATTATTCAGAAAATCCCGACGCGAAAGACACGGTCAACGCGCCTCCTGAGGAACCGGAAAAAGTTTCGGAGGCGATAAAAGAAATTATGGGAGGCTAAAACATGAAATTGATTGAATTATTGTCGGCGGAAGCGGAGTACTCCGATATCCAGATAACCACAACGACCGCCGTTGATGCCGGGGACATTGCTACACATAACGATTTGATAGGGTTTTATCCTGTTGATATCGCGGCAACAACCCGGGGCTCGCTCGTCTGGAAAGCTCGGCGGGTTCGGTGCGAAAAACCGACGGACGAGGCATGGACGCCCGGGGAATATCTGTACTATGATTCCGGCGAAGGGAATATAACGACAGAATCGTCCGGAAATACCGTCATCGGTTATGTTTATGAAGCTGCGGCGACTGCGGATGAAGCCGGGCTTGCCGTTTGGAACGGCGAATTGGCGGCTATTTTTGCGGCAATTGACGCAATAACCTAAAAAAGGAGAGGACAAAATGAACCATGAATTACTTTTTGACATGATTTGTCACGGCGTTGATTCCGCCACAAAAGGAACCAATTTTAAATTCCCGATTAAAGGGAAAGATGTTGAGGTTACCCCGCTTGAACAAAAAGAGATCATACATAAAAGTATACAAGCCTTTTTGTTTGCAGGCGTAGACACTGTTCCTGACGCCCACGGAAAAGAAAGAAAAATCCAGGCGTATTCCGGAAGTTCGGATCTGGTCGCTTTGACAAAAGACGTTTTTAACGTCACAAACGCGGTTAACGCCTATGACGCGCTCTGGCAGGAATCTTTCAAAACGATACAACTCAAACGCGGGCAGCTGTCATGGGAAGTTGCAACGCGGACCAACGGCTTAAAGTACCGGCTTATTCCGGAGTTCGGGAAAATCAGTTTTGAATCGATCGCCGGAACGAAAGACACGGTGTCCGTGTACAAATATGGAACCGGGCTGGCTGTGACATGGGAAATGATCGAAGGAAGAAAACTGTATCAATTCGCGGATCTGATGGAAGATAAAAGGGCCGCATTATATGAAATTTGGGCCAACGTCCATTATGGTCTGTTGGCTGCCGCAGCGGAAGACAACCCGATTGTTTATCAGGGCGAAACGGACGAAACGACACTCGACAGGGATATCCAGACAATCAATTACGCCTGCTGGCATCTGTCTGACGTCAATAAAAACAAAGGATACGGCGACACGGCGAACATGCCTTTTAAGTTGTACGTTAATCCGTTGTATAAAGATCGGATTTTGGCCGCTTTGCGGGCGACTTCCGCGGACGTGATACGCGGAGGACACTCAGGGGTCACTGTCAATCACCTTGTTGAGCCTTACTTTACAAACGATTCCAGACTCGCTTCCGGCGCGTTTACGCTTGTACTGCCCCTGCGGAAGATTCAGAACGCTCTTTACATGAAGGACCAGAGTTTCAAGGAAAACGACATGACAACCTTGTCGGTTTTGACGTCTCACTGGACGGCTTTCGGGGGAACTGTTGCTGATACAGAGCAGTGCGCAGAAGTTGCGCTGGCCGACGAAGAGACTTAATTTATTTTTGCGGAGGGGAACCGATGGCGATTTCTGTAGGGGTTAATTCCTGGGCGACGATAGCGGAAGCGCAAGATTTGCTTGAATTTCAGGCGGGCGCGGGAAACTGGTTTGATCTCGATGAAACTCCGGGTAGCCCGGGGGACCCTTCACAGGAATCTTTTTTGCGAATGGCGTACACATGGTTAATCAATTGCGGGGGTTATACGATCCCCGCAACTTCTACAAACGTGAATGTAAAAACGGCGCAAATATTATTTGCTTTATTTCTTTTGAACAATCAAAAAGATTTTGAACGCCGTCAAAACCTGATCGCGTCCGGCGTTAAAGAATTTAGTTATTCCAAATGGTCCGAAACTTTGGGAGAGATAACGGCTCCCTATTATATCGACGCGCTGTTGACGGATTTTCAGGCGGCAAACAATATCGTATCAATTACCAGGGATGAAAATTATTATGGCGAAGGGTGAATATACGTACACCGAAAGACAATTTAAACATCTCTTTGCGCAAATTCAGGATAAAATAAAAGTCAAAGAAGAAAAACTCTACACCCTGATAAATACCGCCTTGAAATCAACGAATCGGACAAACGCGTATTGGTCCGGTATTCGCGCGGAGATCGATAAAATCTATGCTGAAATCACAGAAATTATCGATGTCTGGGCGAAAAAGAATATTCCTTTACATTTCCGAAATGAAATGTACGCCATGAATAGGCAGTTGGCCGCCTTAAAAAATATCAGTAATAAAGCGACACGGACGATTACCGAGCTTGTCAATTCGCAAGGATCGACCGGAATTCAACGGATTTTGTATGAAGATGCATTGTCAAGCCTTGTGACCGGGTTGGAAGCGGGAAAAAAGGACATGATCCGATTGACCCGGATGACGCAACAAAAAATAATAAACGAATATTATTTTGATTATTTTACGGCGGAAGGGATAGAAGCGGGGAACCTGCAATATTCTGTCGGAAAGCTCTACAGGGAACTAGTTCAAAAATTGGGGAACAAACAGTTTGTTAAAATTGATACGGTCTATAAGACAGGAAAAAAGGCCGGACAGCCGCTTACCCTGCATTACAGACCGCATTATTACGCGGAAATGGTCGCGCGGACAAAATTTCACGAGGCACAGGCGCAGAGCGCCATTTTAAACGCCATGAATTATCAAACAGATTTAATTCAGGTGTCATGGCACAATACACAAACAAAAATTTGTTTGCCATATGAAGGGGTTATTTTCAGTATTTCTGGGAACAGCACGATGTTTCCCCCTCTTTTTGACGTCCCCCCTTACCATCCTAATTGTCTGCATTTATTACAACCGGCTTTCGTCGAAGGATTGGAACAACAGGGAAATTTACAGGAGTTCTCAGATTTTAGTTTGGGAAAAACGGAAGTTCCTCCCATAAAGAATTTTATCCCGGTCAGTCAAAGAGGTGTTGCGTAAATGAGTTTTTATGACACGGACGAAATAAATTTAAAAACTGTTTCTGTATCCGCCTCCGGAAAAGTGACTGAAGGAATCGCGGAGGCCGTTCCTTGCCGGGTTGAATTCTCTTCCGCTGTTTTGTATAAAGACGGGAAGTACATAAAAACAAACGCCTTGATTCTGCTTTCTTCCGATATTGACATTGATTTTGCTTATCTTGTGCAGATAAGCAAGAAAAACGGCGTTGCATGGAAAGACTCGAAATACTACGAGATTATTGATATAAGAATCCCGGACGGATTCGGAAACGGCTACAGGGAGGTTTATGTTTAATGTTTAAATTTTTGATGCGCAATAACATTGTCCCTGCGGCTGTTTTACAAAAACAATCAAATGAAAAAATAGAGAAAGCCATGGCAAAAGGCGCGCTTGAATTTATCCGATGGTGCAATACTGGATCTTCCAAAGAATCTGCGGTCCCTCCAATAAAATGGGGCGTTTTAAGAGGTTCAACTTCTGTTTTTGTTGGTAAAAAACTTGTGACCGTTTGGAAACAGCGCACAAAAAATGGCGGAAAGGAAGTTCCGGAACCTCTGACAGAATACGACGGAAAAGACAATGTTATTACTATTGTCTATAATACGACATATGCGGCAAAAGTACATGAAGCCGAAAACATACAATATTCTGAGCGCTCTTTAAACGCAGGAGCTGAAAAAAAATGGCTTGAAAAGCATCTTTTTGCGGATAAAAACGATCTGTATCAATTGATAGGCCGTTTCATGTCGGAGGCTTTGTGATTTTTAACTTGCTGCAATATTTGACAACTAATTTTCCGCTGTATTCTTTTTGTGTTGATGGTTTTAAGGTTTTGTCGCCTGATAATATAAACGCTTTGAACGGTTCCGGCGGGGAGCCGGAAAAAAGAACAGGACAAAGAACGTCCCGGGTCCAGGTATTAACCCGGAACTTTTCCTCGTTTGAGGCTAAAAAACAGGCGGAGGCTATTTATGATAAAATACAAAGTAAATTCGGGCTGACTCTTCCCGCGTATGTGGAGGGGGCAGACAGTTTCCCGGCTGTTGTGGCGCATGAAATTAACCCGTTAAATGTTCCGTACCTTTTAGGGACGGACGAAAACGGGCGGTATCTGTACACAACAAATTATTATATTGTAACAGGAGGAAATTAAATGATCGGAGGATTGATAACTCCCGGTAATTCCAAACTTTTATTGAACTCTGTCGGGGTTTCCGACGTTTTTTATAAAGGCTGGTACCTGGGAAAAACAAACGGCGGCTTGACTGTAAATATGGACGCCGATTATCTCGACGTTATCTATCAGCAGGAAGGGACAAAAAAAGCGGATGAAGTCATGACGGGGCTCATGTATACCGTGACCGTTCCGTTTGCGGAAATTAACGTCACGTTGTTAAAGCTGCTCATTCCCGGAATCTCTTCCGCCGTTACGCATCCCGGTGTTGACGATGACTCGATGCTTTTGAGCCGGTCGTTGTATCAGAGCCGGAGAGAAAATGACGGCGGTGTTTTAAAAATAGCGGCTGTCAGTGCGAACGGCGTAGCCTCAGAAGAGCTCGAAGACATTTTAAACCTTTATGAGGCCGTGGTCAAAGCTGACGGCGCGCTATTGAACTATGACGCGGGGAGTCAGAGAACGTTACCGGTAACTTTTGAGGTATACTGGCACAGATTTACAACCCCGCATTCCTATGCGGACGACGGCGCGTTTGGGTATATCGGGGACCCGACAGCGGAAAATGTTCCGGCTGTTGTATGGCCGGATGTCGCGGCACCCATTATTCAGACAGCAGAGGCGACGCTGGCGACTTCCCTTGTCGTGACTTTTGACAAGGATGTGGCTTTCCAGGGCGGAAGCTATGTCAACGGGATAGCGGTTAAAGTCAATGAGGAAGATTTTATTGAACCGACAGGGTGCTCCATTACTGACGAGGTTTTGACCTGTACTTTTGCGGCGGAGTCTTTCGCGGAAGACGATGATCTGAAATTGTATATAACTTCCGGGTGCATTGAGGACACCGAAGCAACTGCGAATGAATACGGTGGGGTTGACGGCCTACAGATCACAAACTCTGTTATTGACGAGACGTAAAAACAGCGTCCGGTTAATTCCGGGCGCTTAAATTATTTTATACATGGAGGGCTTATTATGGCATTTACGGGAAAGACAAAACAGATTGATTTGACGCTGATTTTGACGGCGGCGGACGGAAAGGAGCACACAATCAAACCGGTTAAAAAACCGGTACTTGAGGATTACCAGGAATTTATGGACAAGCTGCTTGAGGCGTCTTCGGAAATGAAGGTTGATTACACGGAAATGGCCGGACGCACGGAGGCTGAACGGAAGAGCGTCATTGAAGGAAAATTAAAAAGCGGAGAAATGACCCCTAAAAACTTGATGTCGTCGATTGAGGGAATGATGTCGTCGATTGATTGTTTTTACGGGAAAGGCGTTCCCTTCTGGAAAGAAAATTTCAACGACATCAATTTGCTTAAAGAAATTCTTTCTTATATTACTTCTGAATTTACGGGGGCCGTAAAAAACGCGCCGAGTCCATTGTAAGATTTGAAACGGAGGGGATACATAGCTACAATGGACTGTTGGAAAACGCTATTTTTGAGGAGCTTGAAAAAAAGAAACTGGTTGACAGGATAATATATAAACTGGATACAGCGGAAGCAGTGTATATGGGAAACGCCGGAACCGCCAGTAAAAAAGGTTTTAACGGGTATAAAAACTGGCGGAATAATTTACAGGATGTTTTACACCTGGCAGTCTACGGGGAGAAGAAAAAAACGCTTATCGATCTCTATAAAGATAAGCAAAAAGAGAGGGTTGAAAAAAATAAAAAATGGCTGGATGCTTTGAAAAAAGGACTTAAAAAAGGGGAAATAAAGGAGGACCCTAAAACTTAACAAAAAACAGCGTAATTCTTTACAGCAAATAGACTTACAGCGTTCTTCATAAATACGCTAATTGTTTATACGATAAATAGTTACTTAAAAACGCGTCGTAGGATGCGTTAAAACGCGTTAATGCAGGGGAATGGTCAGGGCAGTTTGAATTAACGCATCGTAGGTTACGTCTAAGTCTTTTCTATATAAAGAATTACGTTAATTGCAGCATGTAACTAAAAGACTTGAATTTGTGTTTTTGCTAAATGCTTACTGTGTAACGATTTACGTTTTAGCGTTTTTCGTGTTTTCGAGGGTTCTCAGGGGGACAAGAATAATTTTGGAGGGAATGTAGATGCCGTTGAAGGCCGGGGCGCTATACGGAGAGGCACAATTAAACACCGCACCATGGGCCGCAGGTTTGACTCGTATGACAAATACGGCGAAAATCGCTTCGGCAGCCATTGCCGCCGCGTTAATCGCCGCTTTTGTAAAAATAACGAAAGAAACCAACGAATATGTCAAGGCCCTGAAAAATGTCTCTACTCTTGTTGATACAAATAAAGTCAGTATGGACTCCCTT